CCAGTTCGGTGAAGCACATGAACTCGGCATTGATTCTGTCAGCCACGCAAACTGCAAAAGGGAGGACAACCGGTCCTCCCTTTTTGCTGCCGCTATTTTGGATAACACATTAAAATACAAGGATATTCAAGTATCGTTCATGTCGTATGTTGCAGTATGTTGCATCCAGATATTACCAAGTGTTTTCAATGGTTGCCACTGAGTAGCGGCGGCTCCATGCAACATGACTGCGACATACGCTGACAGGTTTATCCACAGCGTACCCAGATTTTGCGCCTGCTGTGAATCTTCGCAAAAAACTGTTTTGGTTCGTGCCACGAACGCTTGTACAAAAAATGACAAGGGCGCCGAAGTGATTTGCTCCAGCGCCCTCTAGATCAATGCCGAAGCACTGTTTGCGCAGTGCTCGCAACGAAACCAGGAGAGTTCCGCTGCTATGCCGGACGATAACGACTCATGCCGTTTAGTCAACGGCCAATCCGAAAACCAACCTGAATTCCTGTGGGGCGTCGCGGCCATCGCCGAGGCGATTGACCGCACGCCCCGCCAAACCAACCACATGCTCGCCATTGGCGCGATTGAGTCCGCCATGAAGAAGGGCGGCCGTTGGGTCGTTCTCCGCCGCAAGCTGCTCGAAGAATTCGGCCTTTGATCCATGTCGATCAGCAAGGGTCGGGATGCCGCCACTGCGAGCGCAGTGAACGGAGCCCGGGGTAGCTGGCGCGACCATTTACCCATTCACCCCGCCGCCGAATTGTTTCCGCTCATGTCCGAGAGTGAACTGCGGGAATTGGGCGAGGACATCAAGAAAAACGGGTTACAGGAACGGATCGCCCTGTACGACGGCAAATTGCTTGATGGCCGCAATCGCATGGATGCGATGGAGTTGGTCGGCCTTGCGTTCGATTGGCGCAACATTGATCAAATGCCGTTCCGTAATCTTTGCGCTCATCACGATCCTTATGATTGGGTGATTGGTGCCAACGCTCATCGCCGCCACCTGACCAGCGAGCAGAAGCGGGAGCTGATCGCTAAGGTACTGAAGGCGAAGCCGGGGGAATCGAACCGCAAGATCGCTAAGCAGACGAAGGCCGATCATAAGACGGTCGCCGCCGTCCGGGGCGAACTAGAGTCAGGTGGGGAAATTCCCCAACTGGAGAAGACGACCGGGGCTGACGGTAAACAATATAAGTCGCGCTCGAACAAGAAGGCGCCGGAATCTATAGGTTCCAAAAGCTCCGAAATCAGCGTCGAACAGCGCAAGGCCCATCATGCGGCCCTTGATCCAGTGCCGACAGAAGAAGAAGCCGACGAGGACTGGCAGATCAATCTTTTCGACCAAGCATGTTTGCTGCTGGAACAAATGGCAGATGCAACGCGGCAATTAGTCACGGCCCGCGGCATTGCTGATCTGTTGGACATTATAAAGGTCCGGCATGAATCCGGCGGCACGTCGCTCATTGCATTGAAAAGCTACCTTTCGGGCCGCGAGAAGTTTCAGGGCGAAACCCTTGATTGGATTTGGTTTGATGAAGAGCCCCCAGCCGACATTTACACTGAAGGCTTAACAAGAACCAATGTCGGTAACGGCCCGGTATGGATGACGTTTACGCCGCTACAAGGCGTCAGCGAAGTGGTACGGCGCTTCCTGCACGAGCGCTCGCCGGATCGACAGGTCGTCAGCATGACGATTGATGATGTCGATCATTATGCAGAGGATGAGAAGCGGCGGATTATCGCCAGCTATCCCGAGCATGAAAAGGAAGCCCGCGTTAAGGGCATTCCCGTTTTAGGCAGCGGCCGCATCTTCCCGATTGCGGAAGAGCGCATTGCCATTGAGCATCGGGATATTCCCCCGCACTGGCCACGCATCGGTGGAATGGATTTCGGTTGGGATCGCCCGTTCGCTGCAATCGAGCTGGCCTGGGACCGCGATGCCGATGCGATCTATGTGACCAAAGCTTATCGCATCAGAGAAACAACGCCGGTCATTCACGCCGCAGCACTGCGAAGTTGGGGCAAGGAGCTTCGCTGGGCCTGGCCGCGAGACGGAAAGCGAGAAACCTTAGAAGGCGCCGGCATTGCCCTCGCCGAACAATATAAAGAGCAGGGGCTAAACCTGTTGCATGAACATGCTCAGTTTGAGGACGGGTCCGTGTCGGTCGAAGCCGGTCTAATGAAAATGCTGACAATGATGCAGTCCGGCCGTTTCAAAGTCTTCAAGCACCTCAACGAGTGGTGGGAGGAGTTTCGGCTTTACCATCGTAAGGATGGAAAGGTTTTCAAGGAAGGCGACGATCTGATGAGCGCAACACGCTATGCCGTCATGATGCTTCGCTACGCTCAGACAGTGAAGGCATACGATAATTTCAGACGTGAACTAAAATATACGGCGAGGTACGTTTGATGGACATTCAGAAGGTGACGGTCACACTCGCTCGCCCTCGCGGTAATTTCGAGGGCCGTATCGGGAGCAGCCACTATACCGTGAATGATGGCACCGTGATGCTGGTGGAAGAGAACGGCGTCCCGGTAGACCGATACAAACTCACTCGGAAGCTGAAACCAGGCGAAGACGCCCGCACCGTCGCCTGTGCGCTGACGCGCCAACGCTACTCCGGGGGAGGCAATGGCGACTTCGATAGGAAGCTCGTTTACCCGAAGGTCGTATTTTAGTTCTGCTCGGTGGCATCCCCAGCCGGGCAGTTGCTCCGAGACAGCTCACTCGGGGCAGGCTGCGCGTTGAGCGTGCTGTCCGCGGAAGTACCGGCAGCATGCTCCGCGTGGCCATTTCAGCGTCGATACTGTGCGTGCGATACGGCTCAATAGCCCTTCGACTTCTTCTTCTTGGTCTTCTTCTTCATAACACTACTTCCTAGATGCGCCCCACCCATCAAAACAATGGCGCATTCTTCGCACGGTTCCAACGCGCATCCGCACGCCCGAGCGGCGTGCATTATGCCCGTAGGTTGCAAGTTGCAACTAATGGACCGTACCGGGGCCACCGGGCGGGGGATATGCTTTCCCGGTTGGACCGGGGCACCCCCCGCTTGCCTTCCCCCGGTTCGACAGCCCTAACGATGTAAACTTTCCTCGGCGTTGCAAGGCATCGTTCAGGGCGATGAGGCAAAGCCGCTGGTCTTAGCCAACAGGGAGCTGGCGGCTTTGCTGTATGGGCCGTAGCTGCCTTAGCGCCAATGAGGCCGCGACTTCAGTAGCTCTGGCAACCTGGCAAAGTTGACAGCGATCCTTCGCGCCTCATCGCCCGATAGTCCATCAATGAATTCCTTGCGCGGTGGCGTAAATCATCAAAGCTGCAACGCCCGAATAGAGGATTGCCACGATAATAGCTCCGATCACCTTGCCGATCCTCTTTTCCGGCGTGTCATCTGTTACATCGAAAAATTGCATCATAAGGCCCCGTAAGCAGTTACCTTAGCAAATTTGGCAGCTTGGCGATATTGGCCGCTATCCGCCGCGCCTCGTTGCGCGGCTTGGGCTGCACTGGTTAGTTCGCAACGGCCCAGAAACCCAGCAGCATCAGACCGACGACGACAGCGAGAGGATGGCCGGTAGAACCATATGGCGCCTCTGAGACGAACGCCGGCACGCTACCTCATCACGAGCGGAGGCAAAAATTGTCATGTAGATTGTCAATCTATGGCCGCGCCTGACTCCGCAACTTTATGACTAGGCTTTGAGAAGATCAGATAATATTCACAGCTATTCTTCGCGCCTCATCTTTGCTGAGCAATTTGGCCGCTGATCGCCGCCCCGGCTCATCCTCGAAATAGACGTAGGCGAGTTGCTGCCCGCTGTGGTCACGCACGACAAAGGCCGCGCCAATTCCTCGACAGACCAGGGCGGCGGGAAGCGGCACTATTTCCACCTCCGATGGTAAGAGAATTATTAGTCAATTAAGTTTTGAATATTCCGAATCTCGCCACGATTCATCCGGAATCGAATTGCTATGTCGTTAAGGGCATAAGTCGGGGGTTGGTAGTGTTCAAAGAATCTCTTGCTCTCGCGTTGGTGGGCGCTTTTTGTCTCACGTTTGGGGGATGCGCCTATAACGGCCCGGCCGCTCCATCGTTCGCGGCAATGCCC